CCCTGACGCTCCAAGTCCTGGCTCGAGTGATTCATCACTAGCGCTTGGCGGCGGAGAGACGTTAACCGCCACTGACGACGGGTACTCAATAGACCAGGGCGGAACGACTGCGGCCTATGATGCTGACGGTAATCTTATCGTGAACGGCGTATCTAGTTGCTTTTGGAGAGGCGCATCACTCTTCGGCGCGTCAACGTCCTGCACGGACGAGACAGGAACGTCGTATGATATTAATGATTTACTAAACAACGAACCGCTACCGGTAACAGAACCCTTCGGTGAGAATGACTTCGCTGAAGCATCCGACGGCGCTTCACCAGGATTACCAAGCAGCGGTGGAGTAGGCTCCGTAACTGGAATGATTGATGCTACGTCAGGCGATACAGTTACATTCAAAGGCTGTGACGGCACTATAGCTGTACCGGCAGGCTGGGAGAACGGAGCTCCACTAATTCCTAACTGGATTCCAGGTAGGTTTTGGAGTCGGGCGTCGGGGACATATTTAAAACAAGGGCAGGCCTCTACTCCTGCAGCCGCAGTTAGAGAATATTATGCAGTATGGACCCCAGAAGGCGGGTCGAGACATATCGACGCATATGGGTGGTACACACGATACTACGATTGCGTATTTATAAGGTTAGCTAGTGAGTTCGTTGCTGTCGTACAGCGTACCCGTACCCATATATACGACGGGGCTCAACCAGACGATATAACTATCGGTGAAGAGAACGCGAATGCCTACCTATGTAACCCAGAATATCATGGAGTTGAGGAAGGCTGTGTAGCCACGGCACCAACCGAAGAAAGCTGGCCCTCAGACGGACACTACGACATCATAATGAGTGGCGGTAAGTTTTACGCTGCTAGCGATGATCCTGATGCTCCACAGAGTTTAAAAGATGGACAGAGCACTATTACGTTTACTAGCGGCTTAGTCTGGACAGCTAACAGCGACGGTACGTACACAGTCACCGATGGATCAAACACGCAGACTCTCCGCTGCGACGGAACGAGGGCAAGCTGATGAGTGGGTGTTGGGCAAATCAGAATGGTGGTTTTTGGCGAGCAGAAAAGGCTGTCACTGAAGCACAATACGATTTAGGCAAGAAATATATAATTAACCCGTCTGAAACTGCATGGGATGATTATATTGATATAACCACTACTCCTGATGGAACGCTTCATCTTATATTCGAAGAGAACTACGATCTTTGGTACGCTAAAAAAGAAGTAGGAAGTGGATGGTCTACACCAGTAGAAATAGAAAATAATAATAATGGTAGCATTTTCGATCGATTTATATTTCCTGTAGGGAATGATCTATATATTACGGCAGTCACTGCGATTGCCGGAAAACTTAGTGCGTTCTGGCGATCAAGCGACAATGGTGATACATGGAGCGCTGCCGAAACTATAGTTGGGGCTGCCATAAATGTCGGGTCTCAGTTATCCGGGTGCCAAAACAGTGCAGGGAAAGCGCTAGTTGCTGTAAGTTATACTCCTGATTCTAGTGCGGATCACCGGATAGAAGTATGGGAACATACTGTCGGTGTAGGATGGGCGCTGAAATCTACGCCGTATCCAGTTTCTGCGGGTAACTTATACCCCAGAGTAATAAGTATGCAGACTTTGCCATATAACAAGATTCGCTTGTATACTAACGAGCCTACTAATAACTTCAATGACGATTCAGCATCCCAAGAATATATTTCTGATGACAACGGTTCTACGTGGACTAAGACCCAGATGTTTCCAACCGAATTTAATCTCAATAAGTGGTTTCCTTCTGGAGTAGCTAGTCATACTGATAAAGAAATGATGGCTTTAGAAAACTCTAAACGTTTAAGTGGGAACCCAACTGTAACACGATACATATGGAAGAAAGACGGCGTAATCCAAACACTAACTGACTTTCCTCATATATCCTACATGGATGGGTGGGAAAGCGGCATCTTCCCATGTGGAAATAGTTACGTAGTGTTATACAGTGAGTTTAATGGTAGTAAATACAGTTTGAAAGTATCTCTTTTTAACCGACAAACGCAGATATTTGAAGCGCCTTACTCTATTGGAGAGTATGAATATATAGCGAACCCTAAAGTAACTAGTTTCGGTAACACAACATACATAGCCTTTGAAGGGGATGAATACCACCCTGACGGGAACTACTATGCTCAAGTCGTAGTACACGAGATAAAATTATGAGTTGTATATTCTGGACAGGATTAGGTAATACTTCAGCATGGAACTGCTAATGGATATATTAGAATTACACGAAGTCCAGGGGACAGATGGTTTCGGGCTCTATAATGGGAACTACTTAGGCGTATCGATTGCCGGCGATTACATATATGCCCTAACAGGTGGGGATCAGAACTCATATATGCCGCTCTCGGATTTCCCCGTTGGTATTTGGGAATATACCTCGGCCTCAGGCAGTGCGGTAGTTAAACTACCCACGACCTATTTGTCCACTACAGCGGGGAGCAGTCTGGACCTCAATGTTGATATCAGTAGCGACGGCATAAATTGGGTGCAGACGACTTCACTTCCATCAGGCCCGAATTGGTACGCCTTACATTTAGCCCGAACCAACGACTTTGCTTTTATCATAGGCTCTTCCAGCGGCTTATGGACAACAGACGGTACAACACGTAGTACCATCAATTACCCCACGGGTGACTACTACACCGTAGCGGATAGTGGAACGCGCTATATCGCCGCCGGTTATGGGTCATATATACACAGCACAGATGGAAAAAGCTGGACTGCCGCGGCCCTACCCGTCGAGGACTACTGGCCCTGCGTTGTCCATAATGGTGCGGTTTTTTGTTTGGTCTCCTACGAAGGCGTCGTGTTGACCAGCACAGATGGCCTCGCCTGGATAAGCCAAAGCGGCGCACCTAACAAGAGTTATTCCAATGGCGTCGCACTTGAGAATGGTACTATTTATTTATTCGGAGAAGCAACGAACGATATTGTGAGCTCGATTGATAATGGCGTATCCTGGTTAATAGAGTCAACAGGGCTTGACAACGTCCCCTCTTATGACCCTGGCGCCAAAGCAGTAGGCAATGAGGTTTATGGTATCGTTTCGTATGGTTTCAGCAATAATGTTTTTTTAACCTCCGTATTAGCGCCCGCTAGTGATTTCTGGACTGAGACGCACGGCGTCACTATATATAAGTTCTGATAGTACAGTCACGTAAAATACTGTATCATACCCATTAATAAACCTTACCAAGGATGGCAAGGATGCCGACCGATTATGAAATAGCTAGCGAACAGTTCGAACGATACTCATACGCGAGAGACAACGGCCACCTTGACTTCGTCAAGAAGGCTGACCTGTGCGATAAGTATTTTGCTGGAGAGCAGTGGGACGAAGCTGTCCGCCAGAAACTAGAATCGCAAGGCAAGCCAGTACTCACCATAAATAAAATCATGTCTACTATGGCTGTGGTTATGGGCGAGCAACTGCGTAATAGAGCAGACGTATCCTTTCGCCCCTTGAAAGATGGCACACAAGAAGTCGCCGACGCGCTCACTAAAGTTTACATTCAGATCACCAACAGTAACAAGCTCGATGATATTGAATCAGAAGTCTCCAACGATGGGTTCATAACAAGTCGTGGCTTCTTCGATGTACGTGCTGCTTTTGACGATCACATGCAAGGCGAGGTACGCCTTAAGCGTATAAACCCCCGTAATGTCGTTATAGATCCTGATGCAGACGAGTACGATCCCGATACCTGGAAAGAAGTGTTCATCACTAAGTGGCTAACGATAAATGACATCGAGCTACTCTATAGTAAAAAGCACGCCGATACCCTAAAGACCAAAGTGGCTAGCGAGTTCCAGTTTGGGTACGACTCAGCCGAACGCTACCACGGTACGTTTGCTGGCTCGTTTCAAGTTCCAGAAGGTGACAGAGAGAATGATAATACACGCCGTAAAGTGCGTATTATCGAAAGACAATACCGTAAGATCCGAAATGCGTGGTGGTTCGTAGACATCGAAGCAGGCGACATGCGTATGGTTCCAGATAACTGGGACAGTGCAAAACGCCAAGATGTTGCTAACAAAGCAGGCTTGTCAATGGTTAAGCGCTTAGCGGAATCTATCCGCTGGACGGTAACAGCTGATGACATTGTGCTGTTCGACGAGTGGAGTCCTTACACCTACTTTACTATCGTGCCTTACTTCCCATACCTTCGTAACGGACGGACGATTGGCTTAGTCGAGAATCTCCTTTCTCCACAAGACCAGCTCAACAAAGCGTCAAGTCAAGAACTACACATTATCAACACCACAGCAAACAGTGGTTACAAAGTTAAAGCCGGCTCACTACAGAACATGGATGTAGAAGATCTGGAAGAACGCGGCGCTGAAACAGGTGTTGTGTTTGAGCTAACAGATGTAAACGATCTAGAGAAGATCAGCCCGAACCAAGTGCCAACTGGCCTCGATCGTGTAACGTATAAGTCAGATGAGTTCATTAAAGAAATATCAGGTATCTCTGATTCACAGCGCGGCATGGATAGAGCCGACGTAGCAGCAAAAGCGATTAAAGCAAAACAATCTGCTGGCGCTGTCAACTTAGCGAAACCACTAGATAACCTAACCAAAACACGCCACATGTTGGCTAAGCGGATCTTAAATTTAGTTCAGACTTATTACACAGAAGAACGTGTTATCCAAGTCGTCGGTCGTGACTTAACAGCACAGACTGAGCAGATGGCTGTAAACCAGATGACACCAGAAGGTCAGCTAATTAATGATCTAACGCTAGGTGAATACGGCATTGTTGTTACGAACGTTCCTGCAAGAGATGACTTCGAGACTACGCAGTTCCAAGAAGCACTTGAGCTACGTCAACTAGGCATCGCTATTCCTGACGATGTGTTAATTGAGAATAGTCATCTGTCTCGTAAAACAGAAATAGCAGCACGCATTAAAGAACTACAAGGCGGCGGTGAAGCAACTGAAGCCGAGCAAAAAATGCAGCAGCTTGAGATGCAGAAACTCGAACTTGAAAATAAAGACAAAGAAGCGGATACCCAGGTTAAATCATCTACTGCAGCGCTCAACGCAGTAAGAGCCCGTAAAGAAATGGCCGAAGTGCAAAAAGACCAGCAAGATGACGGGCAAGGCGAGCTAAGATTACAACACGCTAAGATAGCAGCGGAGTTGGAAATGGCACGTGAGAAGCAAGATGCAGAGTTGTGGATGGCGAGAGAAAAACAAGCCATGCAGCTTCAGCTAGAACGAGAAAAAGCAGTCGGCCAGCAAAAGATAAAGATGCTGGCTACCATCCAAGACGGCGAAGCGAAGCGAGAACAAGCAGAGCGAGCTGATAAAGAAAAAGCCAAAACTAAAACTAAAGAATCCTAGGAGGATTTACAATGTCAAACACTGCCATGGAAGACGAAGATGACATCTTGTTGCCTGAAGATCAAGCGGTCGAAGAAGAAGAGGAAGAAGGCTTAGAAGAAGCGGAAGCGCCTGAAGAGGAAGAAGCTGAAGCGCCTGAAGAGGAAGAAGAGGAAGCACCCCGATCTAATGGGATGATCCCAAAGCATCGTTACGACTCAGCAGCAAACCGTGCAAGAGAAGCGGAGCGTGAACTGGCTGAGTTGCGTGCTAGCATGTCACCTAAGGAAGAGCAGAAAGAAGAAGCTGATCCTTATGCAGACTTAGACCTTAAGCTAGAGCAAGCTAGAGCAGATGGTGATACAGCAGCTGCGGCTGGCTACAATAAGCAGATCCGTCAGATGGAACGAGCAGAACGTGATGCAGAGCACGAACAACGTTCGCAACGTACGAGCGAGTCTACTCGCGAGTCTATCCGTCTTGATTCTACTATCGAAGCATTGAATACCCAGTACCCTAATCTTGACCCTGACTCCGATACCTATGACCAAGACTCGGTAGACGAAGTACTTCGTCTACAACGCGCGTTTGTCTCGTCAGGTACAGCACCTTCTACAGCACTACAAGATGCGGTACGTTACGTCATGCCTAAAGGTGTAGCAGCTGCAGAACCTGCAGAGCCAGCCCAGAAGCGAAAAACGGACGTGAAGAAGAACGTAGATACCGCTAATAAGCAACCACCTGGTTTAGATAAGGTAGGGTTTGATAGTGATAACTCAGGTAAAAAAGATGTACTCCCTGATGTTAATGATCTGACTGAGGAAGAGTTCGACGCGTTACCAGAATCAACCAAGCGGAAAATGCGTGGTGACGTCAACTAGTTGACTATAATCCTTGTATTGTGGTACCATGCTCACATGGTTCTGCGATACAAGGATGTATCAAATGCGCAAGGATGCGCTAGATCCATACTTCGACCTCTATAGCGATAGATAGAGCGAGGATCGCCACCCTCGATAAATAACCGTATTAAGCGAAAGTTATCTGACGCGATAGGTTCAGAACGTTTGACCAATCATTCCCATAGTTTTGGGATTTTAATACGACGAATAAAGGAATATTCGACATGGCATTAAGTAACTTTGCCCTGCTTACAAACGAAGAAAAGACCGTCTGGTCTAAAGATCTTTGGAAAGCAGCGCGTAACAACTCTTTCATGAACCGCTTTATGGGTACTGGTAACAACGCAATGATTCAACGAATCACTGAGTTGACTAAGTCCGAAAAAGGCGCTCGTGCAGTAATTACCCTAGTAGCAGATCTTGAAGGCGATGGTATCGCAGGGGATCGCACATTAGAAGGTAATGAAGAAGCTGGTAAATCATACGACATGGTTGTTCAGCTTGATCAACTACGTCACGCTACACGCCACGAAGGCCGTATGGCTGACCAACGTTCAATCATCAACTTCCGCGAAACTTCACGCGACAACTTGTCTTACTGGCTTGCTGATCGTTGCGACCAATTAGCGTTCTTGACAATGTCTGGTGTTGCTTATAGCAAGCACACTAACGGTCGTGATCGTGTTGGTTCTGATTTCGTAAACTTAGATTTCTCTGGTGATGTATCTGCTCCAACTACAGATCGCGTTCTTACATGGAACAACACTGCTAAAGATTTCAGCCATGCCTCTAACGCATCGTTAGTCTCTACTGATACTCCTTCATGGCGTATGTTGGTAGAAGCCAAAGCGTACGCTAAAGACAACTTCATCCGCCCAATCCGTGGTGGTGATGGTATGGAAGTGTACAACGTATTCATGACTCCTCAAGGTATTGCGAAGCTTAAAGCTGACCCAGACTTTATGGCTGCATGGAAAGACGCGTTACCACGTAGCTCATCTAACCCGTTATTCAAAGGCGCTTCGGTTATCTATGTTGATGGCTTAGCGATCTACGAATACCGTCACGTGTACAACACTAAAGGTGCACTAGCTGGATCTAAATGGGGTGCAGGTTCTAACGTCGACGGCCAACGTGTCCTAATGTGTGGTGCTCAAGCTATGGCATTCGCTGATATTGGTTCACCTGAGTGGATCGAGAAGATGTTCGATTATGACAATCAACAAGCTATTTCTACCGGCAAAATCATCGGTATGAAGAAACCTGTGTTCCATAGTCAGATCTCTGGTACTGAACAAGATTTCGGTGTTATCGCTATCGATACTGCTATCTAATCCGACGGGGCGGTTCGCCGCCCCATCATATTGCTTAAGAGGAAATAAATCATGGCAATCGTAAAAGATGGTGGTCGTCAATGGCCACTAACAGCTAAGGTCAATTTTACCTTCGCAGACGCTGATGGCGTAAGCGTAGAGTTAATTGATATCCCTGGCGGCGCAGTCGTAACTGGCGGCGCAGTCGTAATCGTAAATGCATTTGACTCTGCTTCATCAGCTGTACTTGACTTAGGTGACAAGACTACTGGTGATAAGTATGCAGCAAACGTTGACGCTAAAGTTGCAGGTGGAACAAACCTAGTACCTGCAGGCGCGGCTTTCTCTGTAACAGATGCACTTGTTTTGAACATCACGAACACTGGTACGCCTACAGTCGGTGATGGTTACGTGCTTGTTTCGTACATCGTAGGTGGACGTGCAAACGAAGTACAACCAGTTTAACCACCGGCAGTGGTTGACTAGGAAGGGAGTTTAGTCACTCCCTTCCCCCTTCGGGGACACCACTCACTTTAGGAAATAAATAATGAAACTACAAATGCCTGTAGATAAGCTCGTTGTAACCCTAGTTGGTTACACTTTCGAGTTTAAAAAGAACACCCCAGTTGATGTACCTGCTGCCGCCGTTAAAGATTGTCTAGCTGCCGGAGCTCATTTAGTACAAGGCGAAGTCCTTGATGCTGAAGAGACAAAAATTGCTGTACAACTTGAAGGGCCAGAACGTACAACAGCCTTAGCAAAACAGATCCGCTCTATGGTCGCTCGCAACAAGCGTGGTGACTTCACAGGGTCTGGTAAACCAGACGCAGTCGTCATGTCAAAAGATTTAGGATTCCAAGTCTTTGCTGGGGAACGCGATGAAGTGTGGGCCGACGTTCGGCTTACAATCGGCGAAGAAGCAGTAGAGTAGTATAGTGGCTTATCTAGTAGAGGATCTCCTTGGTATATTCCGCACAGAAGTGGAAGATACAGTACAAGAGTATTTCTGGTCTGACCAGGAGTTCTTCTGGTATCTAGATGAAGCCCAGAAAGAATTTGCACGTCTTACCGATTACTTTAAAGATTCCTCTACACCGGCTGTAACTCAGCCTGCTATTACGATCGACAGCCCGTGGATTGATATTGATCCACGGATCATCGAGATCCGACGTGCTAGATTAGGCTCGCGCTCTCGTCCACTGAGGATTGTTAACTTCAATGAACTTGACAAAGAATACACCACAGGTGGATACGGCGAGCAGTTGTCAGGTAACTGGGATACGGCTAAAGGTACACCCAGACTTCTTGTCACTGATGAGCAGACTAACAAAGCACGGCTCGTTCCAATACCTAGTGCAAGTGACACTATTCAGTTCTCAGTAATTCGGTTACCCGTAAACGATATTGTTGACGACGGCAGTGTTCTAGAGCTAGCTGAGTCAGCCCACCAACGCTCTTTGTTGATGTTCTGTAAAGCCATGGCCTATGAGAAGCAAGACTCTGACTCCGGTAATATGCAGTTAGCCGATCGATATAAAATGCAGTTTTATCAATACTGCAAGATCGTGAAGGGTCGCCAGACTAGAAAGCAACGCCGTGTTGGTACGGTTAAGTATGGTGGATTATGACCCTACCTAAACAAGACCCACTCAAAGTAAACTCGTTTCTGGGTTTAGTAAACACGCTCGACCCGCTACAAGCTCCGAAAGGGGCACTACTTGTTGCCGACAATATAAATATAGACAACGAGGATTCTATCCATAGGCGCGACGGATATACCTCCCGCTTATCGCTATCGGATGTCTACGGGATGTTCTCGACAGACGACCAGAAACATATGTACGCCATCGACGACGGATCGCTTATCGCGATTGAAGCTGACTTCACCTCGACGGTTCTAGCTACTGGTTTTCCAGAAGGCGTATATGAATGGGAAGAAGTTGGAAATAAGATCTACATCCTTGGTCCTAAGACAGGCGTAATAGACTCGGACGTATTTAAACCGTGGGGCGTAGCAACCGCTATGCAACCTAGTATTACGTTAGCCGCAGGCTCAATACCGCCAGGTCAATACCAAGTCACGTGCACACACCGTAATAGTTTCGGAGAAGAAGGCGCTGCGCCCACACCTGTCGTTGTAAATACATCAGCTAACTCAGGACTTCAGATCGAAGTACCCCAACTAGCTGACCACGAGACGGTTATCTATATCTCGGCTACTAATGGTGAGACGCTATACAAAGCGGTCACTACAACCAATATATCGTTTCTCCTTGATGGCGCATTAGAGAACTTAATCGTTCCGCTAGCTAAGGAGCAACACCAACGTTACCCAGTACCGATGTCAGCCACTAAGCTCACCTACCAAGACGGGCGGATGTATGTTGCAGATTATTCACAGCCTCAAGACGCCACTTATATCTTCCACTCTGAGCCTTTTTGGCTAGGGTTGTTTGACCTCTTCGGATCATACGAAGCAGTGTCTGGACAGGTCAGGATGCTAGAGGCGTATACAGGCGGCGTATTAATCGCCACAGATAAGACAATACTCTCGTACTCCATGAGCAACGGGTTAGTGAAACTCGCGGATTACGGCGTACCAGAAGGGAATCAAGCATCTCAAGATCCAAATGGCGTGCTCTATTTCTGGACAAATCGAGGGGTATGCAGAGTACCTGAGTTTGAAAATCTTACGCAAACGCGTGCGAGCGTGGCACCTGGTGGCAGATGTGTCACCGCTTTTATAGAGCAAGACGGGTATAACAGGTTTCTAGTCTCCACTACGGATAGTGGGACAGTAAATAATAAATATATAGGGATATAATTATGGCAGTTCGATTTTCAACAGGATTACGGGACGCTATGTTAGGCAGCACGGGTTTAGACGCCGCCTTAGCTAACGGCACGATCTACATCTACTCAGGCGCGCAACCCGCTACTGCTGACTCTGCTGCGGCAGGCGTTCTGCTTGGCCAGGTTACCGTAGACGCGTTGGCCTTTACACACGGCGTAGCAACTAACGGTATTAACTTTGATAATGCAGCGGCAGGTTCTATTGCCAAAGCAGTATCAGAGAACTGGAAGTTTAACGGGATAACGTCAGGCACAGCCGGCTGGTTCCGTTTTGCAGGCAACCCTAATGATGACGGTACTTCTAGCACAACTTTGTCACGTATTGACGGTAGTGTAGCGAAGACGGGCGGTGATATGACATTGAGCAATACCGCTATTGTCGGAGGCGCGCCAAGCACAGTTGATGTATTCCAATTAACAATGGCTGCTAACTAATGGCTGGGATGAGTGATTACCTAGAGAATGCGGCGCTAAACCACGTTCTCACAGCGACGGGGTACACATCACCTAACGCCACGCTTTATCTATCGCTACATAAAGCAGATCCAACGGATGCTGATACTGGAACAGAAGTCAGTGCCACAGTCGACGATACAGCCTATGCCCGCCAGTCAATTACGTTTGGTGCAGCTTCAGGCGGCGTAGCTACTTCGACTAACGCCCAGACTTACGGAGCAGTTGTATACGGCTCTGGCGCGGCTCCTTATGCCGTCATGTATCTAGGGATCTACGATGCTGCTACTGCTGGGAACTTATTGTTCTTGGTTAGTATTCCAACCGTCACATTGAACACCGCAGAAGTAGCTTCATTCGCTACTGGCGCAGTAACAGTCACAGGAGACTAAGATGGCTCTTAAAGTAAGCGCAGGGATGCGTAACAAGTTACTTGCTACTGGTTCGCTAGCTTCAACACTAGCGGCTGGCTTTATCAAGATATACTCAGGAACTGCTCCTACCAATGCGGATAACGCTATCGGTTCAGCGGGTGCGAATACCTTACTATGTACCATCTCTATTGACGGGCTAGGAACAGGCATCAATATGGATACTGCGGCGGCATCAGGCGTATTAGCTAAAGCGCCAGGTGAAAGCTGGAAAGGCACTAATGCAGCTTCAGGGCTAGCGAGTTTCTACCGCCACACAGCCGTGGGTGATACAGGCACACTTAGTACAACTGAGGCTAGATTGCAAGGCGCTATCGCTACTGCTAATGCGGAGATGAACTTTACTAATACTACTCTGACAGCCAGTGCTGATCAGAACGTGGATTACTATAGCGTTACCTTACCTTCGTTATAAGGAGTAGCCTGTGGCTGCTATCAATCTATTAGTTAAAGACTTCGTGCAAAAACGTGTGCCTGGCGGAACCGAGCAGGTACTCGTCTTTGTGCCTGATCCTATAGTTGGGGATAGCCAGAACGCTGCTTCTACGTCAGCAAATGAATGGCAAGTGCCATGGGATGGACAAGCGTCTGTTACAGTATACGAGTGTCTAATATACGGCGGCATACCTGTAGCTGGCTTCTGCTCACTTAGTAACACTACAAGCAACGGCAGTTTTACTCAAGTAACTAGCTCTAAACTACCGGTATCTGATTATTCCTTTGCCGATGGGGCAACCCGCTAATGGCTTACGTATACGAGACGGTACAGCTACCGGATACATACATACTCGATCCTAATGCTGGGTGGAATGCAGGTGCTATAAGTATCGGCATGCTTGACGGCGATGCTATATATAAGTTCCAAGTCGACGGCACGCCAGTAGGGGTAGTAACAGGTCTTTCAGACCCGTCCGCTAATACGGGGTATAGCTACCAAGAAATCCAGTGGGGGTTCTATATCTCCAATGGTGGTTACCGGATTATGGAATCTGGGGTCGACAAAACGGCACCCGTAATATCCGCTCCAACCTCCACAGTATATAAAATAGTTAGGATAGGTTCTGAGATAACCTATTACGTTGACGAAGTGCTGGTTTATACAAGCTTAATAGCGCCGCCTTCTGACACCTCGTTTTTACTAATTGACTCGTCGCTCTATGCAGGCGGGGATAACATCGCTGACGCAGTTATCTATAATGTGTATAAGCTAGCAGCTACTTTCAAAATGGCTCCTACTGTCGTCGTATCTCCGATGACAGTAACCAACACACTAGCCACTGCTATTCCGATGTCATTTACAATGGCCAGCCACGGAACCGTTGACGGGGTTCATCATTTAGGTGGCGCCTTCCCAGCTAGTCTATCAGTAGCCGGTACAGCAAATAAACGCAGATCATTCAGTGGTGCGTTTAGCACAGCCACTAGTATGACCGGCACAATGTCGCCACTTCATAATGATGGCGCGACTGTCTCACTACAACCACTCGATACCTGGGCTACAAACTATCCAGCCGCCGTATCACACTCGACGTTTGAAACGTTAATCTCAGAGTCTAACGGTGGCTTTGTTGCGCCTGTTATCTCATCATCTACCGCGTCTCTTGTAGGTCTGGTTTCTAAAGGGCATGTCCTTACTGGTGAAATCGGTACAGGCGCTAGCGATTTATTAGCCCTAGATACTATTTCCGCAGATCATAATTACGGCGAATCAAGTACCTCGTTGTTTGGCTTTACGTCACGTGGCGGGGAGTATGTAGCAGTTGACGGCGTATTCCAGCATACACTTCCTGTAGCAGATTTCAGAATGTCTGCCGCAGCCTACCCCGCTGATCTGCAAGGTGTAGTCGCTGATATACCGCTCGTAACCTTAGCGGCATTCTCAGGAAATGGTGCTAAGCTTAAAGCCCCAGCAACCGTATTAACAGCGTCTGCTACAGTACCTAGTCTAGCGCGCGTCAAAGCGTCTGTCCCTGCTAGCTCAATCACAGCATCAGGATTAGTAGGCGGCGTCGCACAGGTAGATCAAAGCATATCGTTCAACGTATCTTTGGTTTCCTACTCAGGTGGGTACGCTAGGTTAGCACTACCGAAGTCGTCGATAACAGCTTCAGCCACCGTCGGCGCGGTAGCAACGACAACTATTGCAGCACCACTTGTTAGTTTAACAGCGACAGTAACACCAGGCGTATACGGCTCAGCGATACTCGCAGTACCTGCCGTAACATCACTATTCGGTATTGCACAGCTCGGTGTTCCAGCTATAGCTATTAAAGCGTCAATATTCCAGCTTCCATCTGGGTATACAGCCTATGCTATGAACATAGCTAACTCGGCAATATCCAAGTATGTTAGTTACCAGTTTGATCATCTTGTCCGTTTCAACGGGGTTTATTACGGTGTATTGAATAACACGCTGTTCTCGTTAGAGGGCGAAACGGATAACGGGATTGAGATCAACGCCAAGGCCGAACTCGCGCCAACTGATTTTAATTCCTCGCAGCTGAAAAGAGTGCCTTACGCCTATGTTGCAGGGCGTGCTAATCAGACTATAAGCGTAGAACCTAAAGCAGACGAAGTGAGTGGCGGGGCACATATTGCTGTCGCTATTGATAGAGTAGGTACACATACGCGTCGCGTTGTTTTACCGCGTGGTGCTAGAGGTCGGTATTGGGGTTTAAGTATCTCGAATACAGCAGGTGATGCGCTTGATATAGAAGCGGTAGAATATAAGGTCGAAGCACTTAGCAGGAAAGTGTAATGGCTGGTATTAGAAAAACCGGTAGTGGCGCTAGGGCACTACGTTTTAGTGTGCTTGCTAAGAACAAGCTCAAGCAGCTTAAACGTAATGGGAATATACTCAATTCCCGTAAGACCTTAATAGCGCAGGGTATCACAGCTACGTCTGTTAATGCAGCTACACCTTACATAATGCTTAGTGGTGGAACGCCGCCTGAGTATATATTCGTAGGAACTATTGACGATGAGGCTTCGTACTATAAGTATGCAGTCAAGTTACGACCTGACAAAATGCAGTACGGTGAGGATGAGGATGGTGTGCAAAACGCGCCTAAAGTAACTAAGATCCATCCGAGAACTGAGGAAGAATCAGGGCAGATGATCCCGTACGCTAAGGGTTACATCTCTCTCCCTAATACCCGCTATAAAGGTTACCAAGCGCGTTTTTTCGGCGGTGGACTAGATAGACTTAAAGAAGCGTGGTCTTTAGCATTCGTAGTACCGTCCGGCAAAGCAGCTATTCCTTTCCCAGACGGTGTGTCACCGACGTCGGCCCATCCTGCACAAAGCAAGTTATTTATAGCTACAATAGACTCTAATATAGTCGTATGGAATGTAGGAGCTGACACACACCTTACGTTCCCCATACCTAATGTGCCCTCTGGCGCTCAGTTTGAGTGGCGGTTTAACTTAGCGGGTAATGCTATCGTAGGTGGCGAGATACGTGATTCTGTTAGAAGGGCCGACGCGGGTATCGGTTCAGAGGGCGTTCATGAATATCGCTATATCAAGTTTAACTATGATGCTGAGGAAGAGAAAGTTAACTTTACCCAGCACACAGTATATACGGACAGCACTGTAAAAATAGTAGGTGTGGATTTCTCTTATAGTTCCGAGAATGACAACGAGGGGATGCTCGACAAGATTGTTGTAGCTGGCACTAGAAACTACGGCCGACCTGCGACTAAAGGCGACTCTCCTACCTACACAGGTAATGATCCTGACGACCCAGCCCCAACAGTTGCTGATATATATTCTGAGCTAGTTATAAGACGTGACGGTTCTGACCACGCCATAAAGACCCTACTTCGACACGATGGCGGTATATGGAATGGACACTATGCGTCTCCGACACCTTATTGGTTAGCGGATTATATAGCGATGGTTCGAGGCTTAGACCTCCGGTTCGGCTTAGCGGTCTTAGCTGCAAGGAACTATGATGCGGCTTCAGGAGATAATGCGCTTAGTACGTTTATGTGGAACTTTAGTTTGTCCCCTAATGTACACGTCTCTTATGAGGTGACTGCTGCAGGATTCGCGACGCCACCTACTAATATTCTATCCCCGTTACTACCAGAGAATAATAACCAGTTCGAGTGGTACACGATGATGTTTTATCATACTGGGGCGGCTATAAGTGTTAACCCTGATTTAAACACGGGGGAATACACTAACTATGCTGACCCGTTTTATAATTATGCCACGTATGCGCTAGATGTAGTAGTAGGTGGGGCCCTTCCCCTAACTAATCACGAAGATGTGTACAACCTTACGGCCGACGCTAGTGAGGACCTTAGCACTTGGGGCGGAAGGGAGAATGGCGGTAATGCGAATATCGTGCAAACACCTACACCCTCTATTGCTATGGAAACGGGATACAGTAAGGCCGATGGCTATATTACCCACGATCTCTACGTGTTATAATTAGAGAATATGAAACACTAGGAGCCAAGGATGGCGATTACTGATCAGATCAACAGCATAATAGCCAACCAGCAGACGTATGCAGCCTCAGCGGTAGCACAAGCACTTAGTGCTGCAAGTCGAGCACAAGGTGGTTATATACCTTATGCTATCGAGGCGAACCTTTCATTCACAAATAGTACGCCAATACCTGGGGCTGTTGCGCCACCACCTGTGTTCTCGGCTGTCTATAATGCGCCAACTAATAACGCGTCGCTGACTGACCTAGAATCGCTCTACATCCCCACTATACCTACGTTTTCTAGTGCGCCAGCCACACTAGACACGTCGAGTTTATTTAGTCAAGCTACCCCTGTTTTTGATGTATCGCCCTTTAGCGAAACTGCGCCTACGGTAGATACTGAGCTAGATATTCCTGCCGCTCCTGACTTAAACATACCGGCTACACCTGTCATATCAGAAGTTAATATCCCAAATGCTCCGGATATAACTATCCCTGACTTCGTACCTGTTGATACTGATGCTACTGATCCTGGTGAAATAGGCGATGTACTAGCACTAACTCGCTCTACATATGACAACGCAGTTCCGCAAATGCGCGCATTTCTTGACGACGTAGTTAATGGGTGGATGAGCAAATACGCTCCTGAATACTCAACTGCGATGTCACAGCTTGAAGCTAAGATAGCCGCAGGTATGAACGGCGGTACAGCAATGTCCGACGTTATAGAACAACAAATATACGACAGAGCCCGCGATCGTACAGAAGCAGAAGCACAACGTGCTAGTGAAGATCTCCTTGAAGGCATGTCTAAGCGAGGATACCAACTTCCTCCATCCGCTATATCAGCTGGGCTTAATCAGATCCAACAAGCTACTGCTAAAAACTTAGCGAGTACAGCTGCTGAAACAGCTATCGCTAGAGCCAAGCTAGAGCAAGAGCACGCACAGTTTATTATGAACCTAAGCTCTACATTACATATGGGTTTACTTGGTACAGCTGTGCAATACGCACAGCAGTTAGTTCAGATCAATGGCCAATCCCTGCAATACAGTAAGCAGCTAGCTGAATCCCTAGTCACTGAGTACAACGCTAGATTAGAACGCTATAAAGCAGAGTTGCAGTTGGCGGGGATCCAAACACAGATCTATGAGTCGCAGTTAAAAGCAGCACTAGCTGACATCACTATCTTTGAGGCGGAAATACGTGCAGCAGAACTTAGTAAGAACATTGAGAAGATCGACGTTGATGTCTACAGCGCTTTAATCAAAGCGGAATCTACCAAGATAGATAACTACGTAGCCGAGTTACAAGGTGTGTCTACAGCAGCTAACTTAGAGAAACTAAAGGTTGAAATCTATGGAGAGCAAGTCAGAGCCTACGTTGCCCAAGTCGGAGCTAAGAAAGCCGAGTTTGACGTCTATACCGCCGCTATCGGAGGGGACGAAGCTAAAGTCAGAGCCTACTCAACACAAGTCCAAGCTTACGCTCAAGAAGTAAACGCTGCTAAGTCTATAGCAGACGTAGAGATAGCACATTCACGAGCCATCTCTGACCATAACAAAAACATCATAGATGAGTATCGCGCTGAACTATCCGCCTACGGCGCAGAACTAGACGCTGCGAAAACAACATTCGGTGCTGATAGCGAAGCTTATCGCGCTCGGATAGAAGCCTACAAAGCGTACCAAGCAATAACGTTAGACACCTTCAATGCTAAATACAAACATAGCGCTCTGGATCTAGATGCCGCTAAAGCAAGTCTTAGCGCAACACTACAATCAGAAATAGGTATTAGAGAGATAGCGCAACGAGGCATCGCTTCCGGTGGCTCAACAGCAGTTGGCGTAGCGAATGCTATGGCAGGCTTAGCTAGCTCAGCAGCTAGCGCGACTAACACTATAACTACAGCAGCTCTTGAGAGCACAGGATAAAAAATGGATATTTCACTAGAAAGAAGTAGACAGTCGCTCGTCGAGGCTATGGGTAAACTGCGTGAAAGACTAGACAGCAAAGACTTGAAAGGCCAAGCCAGAAAGGCGGCGGAAGCTTCTATGAGGAGTCTTGGCAAAGCCTCTATTACGTTGCAAGGGCAGATGGATAACCTGTCAAAAGGTACAGTGCTCGACGTCAAAGACGCAACAGCTAAAGCTGATTTACAGGTTAAGAAAGCTATCAAGACCGCTACGCCTTATATCAATCAAGGTATTAAAGCCGCGAAACAGACGCTGGAGAACGCCAAACCTGTAGTAGAGAAAGGAGTCGAGAGAGTTAAGGGTGGGTACAATCTCGCCAAACCTGTAGTAGAGAAAGGCTTAGGCGTCCTTAAAGATGCGGGTCAGGGAACTACCGCCGCTCTACGGGGCGTAGTAAAAACAGCACAGGATAAAAAAGCAGCAAATGAGCGAGTCACACGCAGGGCTTCTTTTAATGCCGAGGGTAACCCAAACAAAGCGATAAACCCTACTGAGACAGTAAAAGGGATCAATACTGCCGACAACCCGAAAGCTAAAGCTGTTTTTGACGCTGAAGAAAAGAAGATAGCGAAGGATAAAAAGCAAGCTGCGAAAGAGGCTAAAAAACAGGCTAAAACAACTAAGCCCCCAGGAAAAATAGCGGGCCTATTAGATAGTGCTGGTAAACAAGTAGCTAGAGTTCCTGGCGGCAAGTACGTCAATGCAGTAGGACGGGCTGGGTTAGGTACCGCTAGATTTGGCGGCGCGGCCGCACTACAATACGGAGCGTACAAAGCCGGAGAGTACTTAGGCGATAAGATATACGATAACTATGGCGAAGACATAGTTGATGGCGTGTCAGCTGTTACAGGGTTAAGTGACTATAACGAGCAACTTGGCGGACTCCGTGACTCTTTATCAGGCTTGAAACAACAGTTCGGCGATGGTGCGATAACCAAAGAGCAGTACATCGCTGGTATTTCTGGTTTACAGCAAGCCCAACAAGATATGAGTGGCGCTCCAGGCGCGAACCTTCCAACGTTTGGTGGTGGTGACCAGGCTCCTGCGGAAGGGCAACAACCTGGTTCGAACGCAGAAGCTATTTTAGCTGGCAACATGAACGGGGCTGATGGCACACCTTTACCTTCGTCAGCTGAAGCATCTAATCCTAACTTTAATATGGTATCTAACGGCGAAGGTTCTGGCGGCTACGCTGTCCCGACTGGCCCAGGCGCATCTAACCCGTATGGTCGTACACCTGAATTACAACAGCAGATCGATTCTAACGTCGCAGGCATCGATGCCGTTACTGAGCAGAACCGCCAGAACTATGAATCTAAGCTCGCTATGCAAGACGGACGCAGAAGCGTAGCCACAGGTCGTACAGGAATGAGCCCAGAGCAAGCACAGATAATGAAGCTTGCTAAGACTATGCGCTCAGGCAACATAGGTGACAAACAGAAGAACAACGTTACGCAGCAGCAAATAAACGCACTGCAAGGTATCGAAACCAACAACACGTCTAAGTCTATCGCTGCATCAGTCGCGGCAACGGCTGCTCAGAAACAGCAGATGGAGATGGCGCGGTATGGGTTCGAGGCACAGCAGAAATCTGATGCGGAGAGTATAAAACGCTCTGATGAGACCTCGGAAAGACAGCGAACGCCTGAAGGCCGACAACAAAACGCGATTGCGACTTCGGCGAATTTAGAAGCCGGAATACAAACGCCAGCGGATGTTAGTAATAGTAGGCATTCACTTAACCGCGTAATGCAAAACTCAGGTAACCTTATAGATTGGACCAGTGGCCTATTCGGGAATGGGAGTGCTGACTCTTTACCTGCAGGACCGGACTCTCACAAAGGCCTTAGAGAAGACGATAGCTGGCGTCAATGGTGGGGACCAAACGCGTTTTTTGGGAACAACCTCACTAATGGAAAAGGTGCTCGCATCTATGAAGACCAAACGACACCTGAGGAATACGATGTAGGTAGGCAGTTGGGTTTTAACTCACTTAGACAGTAGCTAACTCTAAAGGCTGCCCCTTAGTGGGTAGCCACCAAAGCACACAGAAACCAAGGACGGTCTCAAATGGCGCAAGGACTACGTCAAGTACATTACTCTAACCCAAATGGGTTACAGCCTGCCGGCGAGGATGCAGCAGGGCCAACACTTAACGAGTTCCAAAAAGGCGTGCAGCGAGCCGGTAACGGATTGCAAGCTGACCTCTATGGAGCCGCCTCCCTAGCTGGAAGCATGATAGGTAACGAACAGCTCCAGCAATTCGGTGATCAAGGCTACGACAGAAACAATCAAGAAGCCGCCGCACCTGAGCTAGCTGGTCGCGTAGAAAGTATCTACGATGTCAATAACCTAACTGACGTAATGGATTGGGCCCTCGGCGGCTTAGGCTCGCTCGTACCTACTGCGGCTACGATGTTAGCAGGTGGCGTCATGGGTGGCGCAATCGGTAGAGGTTTTGCCCAAACTAATAGATCACGAGGCTTAGCAATAGGCGCTGGCGTCGGTGCAACTATACCTAATGCTGGTATGCAGGCCGGTGGTATATTCAAAGAGATTGAACAAGAAAGTGGGATTGAAGCGCCTGGTACAGCGCTTGGTGCTGGTATTGCCGCAGGTGGCATAGATTTATTAAGTCCTTTATCCCTGCTACGTAAAACAGGTGGTAGAACAAGGCTATCTAACATAGGACAAAAAGCAGCATTGACTAGTGCTGTTGAAGGTGGAACAGAAGTTATCCAAGAGTCTATCGCATTAGGTGCTAGAGACTTTGCTGATCCTAACTACGACGCACTTGCTCCTGAGAATAGAGATGCTAATACTCGACGCTTAGTTGAAGCTGGTGCATTAGGTGCACTAGGTGGTGGTGTTATGGGCGGCGCAGGCGGTGCTTTTTCTCGCCGCTCTACCGAAGCTCCTTCCGAAAACCCATTTGTAGTAACGCCTGACGAGTATAACCGAGAATCTCCAGCAGCTTCACTTACCCCTGATGATGCTAAATCAGATATCAATGTCGAACTGTCACAAGCTATAGAGGATTACAGTCAAGGTTTTATAACTAGAGGCGACCTCGATCAATCGATAGTAGAAGTAAGTAGCAAGTATACGGGGGAGGTTGAACCTCACGTATACGATGATCTCTTCCGTAGAATTAAGGCGGCTACAGCTGTACGCACTTCGCCGAAACCGAGTAAGCAGGATCCTAATGAAGCAGAGCTAGATGACTCGGTAGCAGAGTCAGAGGAGTACGTCGGCGGATTCGGCGAAGAGTTAAAATCAGCGTACGCTAAGGATGAGCAGCGTGTAAAAGACATTGACCTGCAAGACGAAGTAGTAGATGAAGCAGCAGTAGCCGACGCGATGAACATAAATTTCGCTGTCCCAGAGGTTACAACTCATGAGGCTAAGAACGTACTAAGCAGCGTGGGTCTACCTATAAAAGACCAAAAATCTCTAACGACGGCTATAAGTACTGCACGTAAGCAAAATCCAGATATAGACTACAACGTGTTAAATGGCCTTGAGGCTACTACACTCGAGCTACAAGCGCAGGGTTTTTCAGGTGAGCAGCTGCAAGGTAAGATCCAAAGCATCGCCGCCTCCTTTGCCAAGCAGAGTAGAGTAGAAACCGCCGACCCAGTCGCGTGGTTACAGAGCACTTACATGTTACGGTCAGCAGGCAAGATACCTGCTGCTATGACACCGATACAGCAAGACGACCTAACAGGCGAAGACCTTAGGGCTACGCCTGATCCTAGGAAGCTACGAGCTAAAAGACGCACGTCGTTTGCAATAACCGATCTTGGAAATGAAAAAAAAGCCGCAGCCGACGAAGTCGCCGCTAAGGATAGCCTTGCTGGATTTCTGAATGCTGCATACAGTTCTGCCGGAGAAAACCAGGGAGACATCGTAAAACAATTAGACCAGCTTAAAAACGAAGTAGGCGCGCTTAAGCTTAAGGACTACAGTACAAAAACGTTAGAGCAACGTAGCAGAGAGATAGATGCAAGCCTAGATAAAGAGGCTATCCTGAAGCCAGCTACTACCGACACGGCTAACTCTAGATCGGTTCACGTGCAGGATAAGGATGGTAGTACGCTCAACCTTTATTTGCCAGCGCTAGTCCGCCGCATGATGCAGAACGAGTCTAGTTTTGACTCTAAAAATATATACGATAAAACGAAAGTATCACTACTTACAGGGTTATCTACGCTTTTAAACCAAGGCTATAAGATACCTAGCATTAGCCCGACGACTGTTGTCCATCATCGAGGCAAAGGCGTGAATATAACTTACGCTGAGCTGTTTGAGTCTGACGGGTACACTCAAGCGTTGGTGAAACTACAGTTTGCAGAAGAGAAGGCTATTGAAGCGCGCGAAGCATTAGACAAAGCCCTAGGTATGGAATTAGGGAAGCGCCCTTCAAGTAAAGTTATGGATCGGTTGATTACGCAGAATGAGACAGCTGTTGCCGGTGTAAAGTCTGCTAAGTCACAAGCAGCGATAGCCAACGCGGATACAGGCTCTCTTCTAGTTGACCAAGAAAAGCGTATAGCGGCAACGGCCAAAGCGGCAAAAGAGCGGGCAGCAAGACCTAAGAAATCCAAGGAAGAGATACGCGTTGCTTCGCAAAGAAAAGCTATAGACACGCCCCTTAGAAACAAACCTGACGGTATCCAAGGCGAGGGGTTAGAGCATAATAACCAAGATGTTAAGATCAAAAGCCGTAATCCGATAGTAATTAACGGTTACAGTGTTCCGCCAACCCAGGCTGAAGATATGGCCAACGTGTTCGAGCACGAAGAGACTGATCCTATATACTCTGCGTCTGCCGTAGCTATAGCCAATATCAAGAAAGAGCTATCCGATATAAGAAAAATGTCTGCTAGTGAAGTGCTAACTAAATACAAACAGAGCGCCACTGATCTGATAGACCTACGAAGAGCTAGTATTGACATTCTCGAGGATGTTCCTGATCCTTTTAAGCAGAATAAGGCTTCTAAACGTTTGTTTCAGCTCCTCGATTTGAGGAAGAAAATGCTTGCAGTGCCAGCTGGTTTTGCTGCTGACGCTGTCGCCATGTTTAAAAAAGTGCATGGCAACACAGGCCCTATATCAAGAAAAGACGCGATGGCTAAAATAGAAGCCAGCTTAGAGCAGGTGTCTCCTAAGCACAAACGCGAACTACGGTTTCTAAAAGCTAAAATTCGAAAGCTCGAAGAAAAAAACGAAGCCTTACCAGCTAATAAGAACGCTCAGCGCTATACAGAAATAAAAGCTTTAACCACTAAAGTACAGACTCTTGAGAACCTTCAGAATAAGTTCACCAAGGCGTATAACAAACCTCTATTTAATGCGGTTGATAAAGGCACCACTAATGTAGTTAAGAACAAAGAGCAGTTAGAGCAGCTTAACGCAGCAGCAGATGCATCTCGCGAAGCAACCCGTTTAGTGTCAACTAGGGGTAAACTTGATCTTAGTCCAGAGAGTGTGGCCGCGAGAAGAAAAGCCACCCCTCCTCAGACGCCAGCACAGCAGCTAAAAGCGGAGCAAACTGAGCGCTCAGTGGCTAAAGGCAACGCGCCTAAAACGCTCTCTGCGAAGGACAAGGCTTATAACGAGAGACTAAAAGCACAAGGCGAGACTGCCGCTGCTAGTAAAGCTGCTAATTTAGCGAAGGCTAGGAAAGTAGAGGACGACGTTCAGCCTGAGGAAGCTTTGGACCGTTATAAAGTTAATAGCATGTTTAAAGCAAAAGTGGCTGCGCTAGTAAAGGCGGGCGATGACGGTGGGTTAGTTCGGTTAGTTAAGACACAGACTGCGCGCGCGGCGAAAGCTAAAGGCACAGGGCTCTTTAAGATAATCGAAAGTGAACGCGCTCACGCAGCAGCTGCATTAGCAGCGATGGAAGCGCCTGCTAGAGCCGGCTACACATCGAAAGAATCCCCAGCCCAGTCTGCCTCTATCGAAGCGGTCAAAGCAATAGCGTCGAATACTATTGAGCAGCTAAAGAACCTTAATACAAAAGCTAAAATAAATAAGCTACAGACAGCGCTCACTACCTTAGCTAAAAACTTGAATCTCGATACAGTAGTTGAAGCTATGTCTGTTGAGCAGGCGATGGCTTATGCTAAGCAAAACGGCTTTACTGACTACTTAGCCAAGATGCAGAACGGCACGTTGCACGGATTCGTAACCAGCGTAACCAATGGTAAGATCCGTGTGTTTATCCACCCAGGTCTAACAGGTAAGCTCCGTAACGAGATCATTGCCCATGAGTTTGGCCATGTTGTATTCCGTAGCCTAGCCCTTAGCGCTTCCAAGCTAGATGCTACAGCTATCATGAATGACTTTAAAGCGTGGTCTGCTAAGCATGGACGTAGCACTGCCGGTGCACTTCTTAGGTCTAAAAAGACAGCACATGCGTCGTTACTTGCCGCTGTCAATGGGCTTGATGGTTTGAATGTTGCAGACCTTCCAGAAGCCTCGCGTAAATACCTATTAGATTTTGAAGAATACTTCGCGGATAACGTATCTAAATGGGTGATGGATAAAACAGCGACACCTCGTACAGAGGTCGAGAAGTTCTTCCATGCGGCTGTTCAAATGTTTAAAAAGCTAGCAGCAAGACTCGGCGTTCCTGGATTTAATATCTATGGCATGACGGAAAGCCTTGTTTCTAGTACTGCTGATTTCACTTCAGTATTCTCTGAAAAGCTTCAAGGCTTAGAAGCAGCGCTAAAAAACATGGACGCTGACACTGTATTTGAAGTGACAAAAGAGAATGCTTTCGCACTGTATGCGGCGGCTCGAGCTAACATCGAGCGTAAGCTCGGAGAACTATCTCGGCATGGTATCGGTAGCTCGCTGCAGTACGTGAACAAGAAAACACGCGCGGCTATTGACCAAGCTATGAATAGTCCAGCTATCAAGAACCAAGTCTCTAAACTAGGCGATGTGACGCCTGAGCTTGCTTTTCAAATGTGGCAGGCGGGTAAGCTCAAAGTCGGCCCTACACTACAAGCTAGTTTCGAGTCTCTACAAAAGGGCTTTGAGTCAATACTAGATGCTGCTCATAAGGCTATGATGGATGGAAAGCACGGCGCGGCACTTAAGCAGAATAAAGAACGCGATAATCTAAAAAGCTTCGAGGTGGTAGACAGCATACTTAGAGAGAAGTTTAATAGAGAAACACCTGCTATGAGTTCCTTAGAGTTTGAAGGGGTAGACGCAGCGATCGCTAAACAAGAACGTGCTGCTCAAGGTATCCTTGGGAAGGCTAAGCGTGCTTTCTTCATCTCCGACGAACGTTTGAGAGCAACTAAGATCCCAACGTTGAATGCAATAGCGGACATGCTTCATGTGAAAGCAGGTAGACGTAACGTTGCTAACACGATGGATCAAGATAAAGCGATGAAACGTGGTGGGTTCGATGCTCAAGTACGTCGTATCTTTAATAATAAAGATCAAGCGCACGGCGCAGCCGTTCTTAAAGTACTACATAACCCAGACACCTTGTCTAACGCGCCAGCGGATATACAGCGGACCGCTAAACGTGTATTCCAGATAATGCGTGAGGTTCGGGACTACATGGTAGGTAAAGGCGTGGAGTTAGGTGATCGAGGCGAGCAATACTTCCCGTGGGTATTTGACATCGACAAGATGGATGGTGCTAATGCCGCAGAGCTAAGGACTGTGATACTACAGCCTAAGTTTGCAGCAGCACTAAAAAAAGAGCTAGACATTGTTAACAAAGCTAGGTCTGAGCGGATCTTTGCTAAATACCCAGACGTTAAGTCTGTGAAGCCTCTTACGCCTGAGAAATTTGCTGACCAGATAGTAGAGGGAATCGTAGCGAATGACGGTTATGCTGACACGCCTGCTTTCGGTGGTAATATTGAGAATGATCCTAATCCAGTAGATGCGACGCCAGTTAATCGATTTATGAATCGCCGGTTAATTGACTTCATTCGTACTGAGGGTAGTACGAAAGATAAAGCATTCGTGGCGAGCCTTATGTCAGACGATCTCGGGTTAGTACTTAATAGCTATATCGGACTAGCAGTTAAGAAAGCAGAGTACACAACACGCTTCGGTAATGAGAATAACGACGCGCAGTGGTTACCGGCTATGCTTGCTAAAGCGAAGAAAGAAGGTGCTACGGAAGCTGATATTGAGCTAGCAACAGATTACGTTAATGCCACGATGGGTGTGCATGGTCGTAAGACCGCCTTGTGGTTATCTAATAAAACAGGGCTAGCACTTCCTGCTGCTGGTAAAGCTATCAATACCAACCTTCAAAAAGGTATGGGTACTATGATGGTGTACCAGAATGTACGCCTATTAGTAGGTGCTACCTTCTCTTCATTGATAGATCCGATGGGTATCGCTGTAAGATCTGGTGACCTTGGCCTTGCATGGCAAGGCTTCAAGTCAGGAATCAAAAGCATGATAAGTGCAGAACCTACTATGATTCATGAGATAGCGGAATCACTAGGTATCATCGATTACAACGTGGTGAACGAAGCACTCGGTTGGGAATACGGGGGCGTGTATCTAGGAGGTACAGCTCGTAAAATCAATGAGGGTTTCTTCAAACTAACCGGTCTACAAGCCTGGACTCGGATGACGCGGGTAATGGCGACGTCATCAGCCCTTAAGTTCCTGGCGCGTCACAAAAACAACCCTAATAAGCATTCTGCTAGATACTTTGAAGAGTTGAATGTAGCGCCAGCTGATATCAAGCTTGCCAAAGATGGTAGCTTGCAACTACTTACTCGGGGCGAGCGGAAGAAAGCATCGTACGAGGAGATGCAACGAGACGACAGAGTACGCAGCGCGATAGTTAGATTCGTGGATGAATCAATCCTACGACCTAATCCGTCACAACGTCCACTGTGGGCTTCAGATCCTCATTGGATGCTAGCGTTCCATTTAAAATCATTCATGTATTCATTCCATGATCGTATTCTCAAACGTGCATGGCACGAGGCTAAAAACGGTAACACAGCATCGGTGGCTAATCTCATGATGATCGTACCTGTGATGGTAGCCGCTGACTTCTTAAAAGATATGGTGATGAATGGCGGCGAAGAAGACGCACGAAAAGCTAACTGGGGCGTATACGACTACACGGTAAACGGTATATTCAGAGCCGGTCTTCCAGGCGTTCCAGGTATGACCGCGTACGATATGTATAAAGATTACCAGTACGGTAGTATCCCAGGTAAATCACTACTCGGCCCTACAATAGAACAGTTCTTAGATCCGGACTTTAATAAGGCAATGCCTGTCCAGCAAATAATGCCGGATCTCTAGGGGTGGAGTGGCAGGAGTGGGAAGAAGAGTTAATTCGAGAACACCGCTTCTATTCTAATACCGACATAGCTGAGCTAGTACTCCCACATCGTACGGAAAATAGTGTGCGGGCTAGGCGGCTGAATATTAAGTCTCCGCATTTAGTTCGCTGTAAGAAATGCGCTCTAGTAATGCCAAAGTCTACTAAATATGAAATATGCACGGCGTGCTGCTCTAAGGCTGAACGCTCTAGTAACATAACGATCCGCTTTGCCGAGTACAGGTCTAGTGCGCGCAGTCGAGATATAAAGTGGGATCTGACCATTGGGGACTTTGTCAAGCTGTGGAACTCGCATTGTGCCTACTGTAATGATAAAATAGATGGTATAGGTATAGACCGGATCGACAGCAGCGACGCATACCGAGCAGGTAATATAACACCAGCTTGCGGCACGTGTAACAAGATGAAAAGCGTGGCTTCTCTAGATCAATGGTTGAGTCACATCAATAAAATAGTACAGCATACTGGAGCCAAGGATGGCGATAGATACAATCAAAGCGGTAGCGGGCAAACTTAATGTAGTCATCGAACAGGGTGCTACGTTTGACGTGCCTCTTACATGGAGTGATGAGTCTAACTCACCTGTTGCAGGACTTGAAAACTACACAGCTCGACTACACATCCGTGACTCAATAGATGCTGCATCTACCTTACTAGAACTAACTACAGAAAACGGTGGTTTGATTCTTGGTACAGCCCCTGGCGAAGTTCGCCTGTTCATTTCTGCTACTGACACCGCTGCTATCTCGTGGACTGCTGGTAACTACGATCTCGAAATGGTTTCTGCTGCTGGTGTGGTTACCCGCCTGCTTAAAGGCAATGTCAAAATAGATACCGAGATAACCAGATAATGGCTATCTCTTCTTCAGCGTTACAAACTAGCATCACTGTTGTTCCAAAGGAACATACAGTAGCTTTAGCGCCTGTCGAAAACACCGTATCCCTCGTAAATTCAAATATATCTGTTACAGCTTCTACTACAGCTATGTCTGTTACTCCCATCGTTCAGAAAGTAAACATCGTAACGGTAGGTGTACAAGGCCCAGCAGGAACAGGAACGGGCGGCGTAGCTACTGAATACGCCTACCGCGAGTACGCTCAAGTTGGAAACACCTACTACAAAGGCTGGAGCGATTCTAATAACACCGCGTCATCATCATGGATGATTTTACGTGGGATTGAAGCGCCGGCCGGCGTGTTCACCGAAACCCTAGCTGATGGCAACGATAATGCTGATAACGTCTGGGATAACCGAGTAGGAATATCTTATGCATGAGCATCTCAATCATCGCGATGAAGACGGGCTATCTAGTCATTGGCACTTGGACAAACGTCTAAATGTAGGCCATCTGATTATTACGGCTCTTTTTGCTACAAGCATGTTTTCGTGGGCTGCGACGTTAGATAAGCGTATCAGTGCTAATGAGCTCAAGATCGATAACGTCACGAATATGATGAACAACAGCGAAGAACGTAGCATCAAAGCCATGGAGAGCATGAGTTCTAATTTCAATCGTATGAACGACAAGCTTGACAGGTTGATAGAGCGTAACTAATGCCAGTAACGATAAATACAGGCGGCACATACAAAGCTACTAGAGTAGACAATGCTGATACCGCTACAGGTTGGGCGGCATTAACAATCTCGGGTTCTGGTGGTGGTGCTGGTCTTCTAAATTCAGTAGGTACAATCGATTTAGTGGCTGAGGGTACTGATGCAAGAGCCTCTCGTACTAACAAGCAACGAGTAAAGATTTACTATACAAACGCACTAGGCTATGACTTTACGTCAGGCGGCACAGGTACTGGGTTAACAAAAGTCCCTCTAGGCAACGCCTACATCTGGGCGGCTTTCTTAGCTGCTGGTTCTGCATTACTGAAAGCTAACGGTGGTATGCAAATCGCGCTAGGCGATGGCGCAAACACCTCTTATTGGAACGTAGCAGGGTCAGACACATACTCAGGTGGTTTCATAAAATGGGCAGTAAACACAGCATCTACACCGAGCGGTAATAGTGGTACAAATGCTACATTAGGCGATATCACCGAAATAGGATTTGTTACTGACGTAGGTGGTAATACTACACGTTTTGATAACTTTGTTGTCGATGCTATGGAAGTAGGCGCTGGATTATCTTTTAATGGTACAACTGATTCAAACGCGTTATTCACAGAGGCAACAGTACAAGATGATACAGCCGCTATTGGTGTAATGCGAATAGAGGAAGGTATCGTGTTTACGCAAGGTAGTGTTTCATTCGACGGTACAGCTATGACTTCCAGCGGTGAAACGCTAGTATTCTCTGACACGCTAGGTGGTGCTTACACGTATGGCTTCGATGTTACAGGCACAGCAACACTAACAAACTCATCTATATCGGCATCCGGCTTAGTTGACTACAACTTTGATACGACAGCGGCTACTGCTTTCACAATGTCAGGCGGTGCAGTTTCCAACTACGCAACGGTAGCTACCAAGTTAGGTCAAGCAATATCAGGTGTTGTATTCACTTCAGGTGGTACAGCGGCTATCGCTAACACTATGGCTTCTTGTACATTCAATGGTTGCGGCGCTATCACGCTAACAGGCGAGTTGAATAAAACTACGGTTAGAAACTCACCTGCTTCTGCGGCAGTTATTGTTTCCGATTTGGATTTTATAAAGTTTTCTACATTTGAGTCTACAGGCACCGGTCACGCAGTAGAGTTAAACATCTCTACAGGAACAGACGAAACCTACACATGGAACAGTAATGACAGTGGTTATGCAGGCATAAACGGAAGTACAGGTAACGAAACGATTCGTATAAATATGCTAGTCGCTGCTACGTTAACCATCAACGTAGTCGCTGGCGCAACCACTCCGACAATATTTAACTCAGGATTGGGAAGTTTCATTGTTTCGGTAGACAAGTCTACGTTGGGTTACACGTTAAATCCCGCAATTACGAACTACGAATACCGCATCTATGAAGTAACCAACACAGGAAGTTTGGCGGGTGCTAACGAAGTTCAAGGGGATGAAAACGCAACAAACGCATCTCAATCTTATGCTTACGATTTTGTCAATGGTACCAACTATGCGATTCAGATATTACCTAAAGCTAATGACTTTGAAGAGTCTGTGACTTACTACTCCGCAACCGCTGGCGATCAAAACGTCATCATAAATTTAAAAAAGGACATTAATAACTAATGGCAGAGCAACCTGAATTGATTGACTTACAAACATCGCACGTTACACAGAACACGAATGGTGCAGTTAAGAGCGATTGGACTGTAAGAAAGAACGTGACAGGCGAGGCTATTCATAGTTTCCCTCCTGTAATTAACGATGCGCTTATGTTCAATATTCTTAACTTCGCAAAGAAGTACGAACTTATTGCTTTCAATGCAGGAATTAATTTTCAAAAAGAAAAGCAGAACGAATATTTAAAGGCTCAGATAGACGAGTTGGCAGGCGTGAACAATGAGTTGGGTATTGAAAATGTACGACTCGCAACTATTTTAGAAAACTTATTACCAGAGGAGTAGCCACATGGCACTTATAGATTTATCCAACTACAATACAACACTCGTCCAATCAACAGACTCGCGAGCCGGAACACCAGATGGCAACATCTACTTCGACAAAGCGAATGACCTGATTGAATTTATCTACGCAGATGAATTGGCAACGGTTGATTTAACCAGCGTCGGTGGTGGTGCGTCAGATCCAAATCCATTGATTCGTGCAGATGGCTTGAAATTCGAGGCTATCTACGCTTTTGAAAATCAGGAACGTGCTTCAGATGAAGTGCTTCGTCAGTATGATCGTTGGACTTCAGGTACCTTTAAGTTCGGTGGTGCATATAACTTTGTTAATGCTAAAACACCATCGACTGATGCTGATAGAGCGGGTATTCGCGGCTCCGGCTGGAACGAGCTTGATGCAAGCGCGGTAGCTACACGGATCTACTTCGGTAACAAAGGTTTATCCAACATCGAAGCTGGATCACAACCTTACTATCAATTAGCCATTCAGGGTACAGCAACGGATTTCGCTAAAGTTGGTCAGATAGATGAAGCGGTTCAAGTATTCGGTGATGTGTCTAACGGGTCTTTCGATAGTCGTACCTATGAAGCCGTGTCTGTCCGTACATACGGAAACAACTACGATAGAAAAGCAACTACTACCGATTTGGGTATCACAGAATTAGGTGGTTACTCAACAGGTTTCGCATTGAACGAGTCTGTGCATTTAACAACTAACACAACTACTCATCCTCTTGCAGATGTTTACACGACCCCCACTGGTGTATGGGCGACGATGGAATTAAACAACATTGCCGCGCCTTCTGCTAAGTCTGCTGAGTTCTCTGATGAAACAGGTAGTAGATTGTTCTCATGGGAACTAATCAACTCAAACTCAGCTACATTAAACCAGTGTGTAGCATGGTTAGATGCTTTCGCAACACAACCAGATGAAGCAGATGGTCTTGGTGTAACTACAGGTAGCTTAGGTAAAGACATTGAAACTTGGTATTCATACAATGCTCAAGGTCAAATCGTAACTAAATCTGGTGTTGATCCAACTACTGAAGGAATGTACATCACGAACATTCCAACAGCCGATCAGCAACGAGTTGTATTTACCGATGATGGCGGTACTGTCAAGGCTTACTCATTCTCTGTTTCAGTAGAAGCGGATATCGGTTCAACTGCTAAAGGCGATGTTAACTCTTGGTATCATAGTTTCTTTGCTGCAGCTTACAACACCGCTGGCGCAGTTACAGTTGAAAACTCTTCATCAGTGGCAGTTAAAGGTCTTTCTTCTTCAGCCAATGGTAATAACAAGATCATCTTCCCGTTCGATTATACGGGTGATACGGTCGGCGGTACTGCTGAGACTGATAAAGATTGCGTATTCTTATGTGAAGGTGATGGCGGGGCTACCCAAGCTAAAACGCTTTACAGCATAACGCAACAAACAACCGTAGCGTTCACATGCGCACCAGCCGCAGAAAATAACGTATAGGAGCTGCTATGGCTTACCTACGAATTAGAACAATTAGTATTGATGTTATACCTGTAGGTGAGCCATTTATAAGTATTCATGTCGAGAAAGTAATAACCGATGACTTGGGGAAAGAAATCCAGGTTATCGGTGGCTTCGACAGAATATACCGAAGATTGAGCGACATCTACAAGCAACCTGTCAATGACTATGCTGCTGATGGAATGATCGACGGTATGGAACTTTACGCAATGATTGCAACGGTAGCCTTGAAATGGGTGGCGATTGAACATGATGCCACATTGGATAGCAACGGGAGGTTACATGTATGACGCTGATAGCTTCTATAGATGGCGCTAACCGCAGAATATACCTACACGCAGACACGGTCGGGGCTACTGTAAACCCAATCGACATTTACAAAGAGATGAGAACGCTAAGAAGAACAGATGAAGGCTTACGTATTTACGATGTGTTTATGAACGCAGAAGGTAACGTAAGCAAAGGCGGTGGTAAGTTCACCGAAAGATATGCAGTGTTGCTAAGTGGGACAAGAATAGTGCCGTTTGATACGTCACATGTACTGACCATAAACGGAACAATAATTACAGATGATGGACAGGAAGGTATTGCGGTATTTGATAAAGCTAGTCTTGCATTAGCAACGTCAGTCGATATTGCCTACATTCCACCGCAAGTAGAAGTAATCGTTATCTCTACAGGCAGCGGGCTTAGTGAAGCAGAGAACGCTAAACTTCTATCTATTCCAACAGATGCACAAAACGCTACCGCAGTATGGGACGCCAACACCTCGGATCACGTTACAGCAGGTAGCTTCGGTGAGCATGTCAAATCCAAGCTCCTTAGCCTCTTCGATTTCAACGCGTTCAAATGACTACTACAGTAACGATACGGAACAACACAACCACGGTATCGCCTGGGACTAAGTCGGTAGACATAGTTACGCTCGGTATTCAAGGTCCAGCTGGTGCAGCGGGTAATAATGGATCTGGGCAAGTCATCGACAGTGAGAGCGCTCCGGCAGGTGCAGACAATGGACAACTATGGCTTCAAACAAGTACACAGGTTCTCTCCGTGTATACATCCGGTATATGGGAACCGATAGTTTATAAGACAGAGCTAGCTGCTGATAATGGTGGCTTAGATACTAATGGCGGCTATTTCTAAGGGAATTAATAATGGCAAATACAATACGGATCAAACGCAGTAGTACTTCTGCTGCTCCTACGGGGCTCACACAAGGTGAGTTAGCTTATTCAGAAAGTACAGGTACAGGCGACGGTGAACTATTCATCGGTATTGCTGGTGCGTCGCAAGAAGTAGTCGGCGGTTGGAAATACGTAGCTAAATTAAACGGTATTGAAGCAGGCGCTGACGTAACAGACGCGGCCTCGGTCGACGCTGCTGGTGCTGTGATGAACAGCGACACATCCTCTGCTGCAGTAGGTTTTGTAATCGATGAAGATAGCTTTGCTACGGATTCGGCATCTAAAGTACCGACTCAGCAATCTGTAAAAGCCTACGTGACCGCCCAGGTTGCTGGAGCTGTAACTTCAGGTATGGCGTACAAAGGCGACTACAACGCGTCAACCGATACTCCAAACTTAGATAGCACGCCAATAGCGACGGTTACCGGTGATACCTACACCGTAACGGTAGCAGGTACCTTCTTTACAGCAGATGTAGAGATAGGTGACACGCTGATTTCTCAGGTTGACAATGCTGCAGCAGAAACTGACTGGACTATTGTTCAGGCTAACTTAACACCTGCTAGCATCAAAACGCAGTATGAATCTAATGCTGACACTAACGCATTAACAGATGCCTCGGTTACCAAACTTGGTAATACGTCTGGTACTAACTCTGGTGATGAAGTTCAAGCTACGCAAACAGTAGCAGGTATTGCTGAATTAGCTACGCAAGTTGAAGTCGATGCAGGCTCAGATGACCTACGTATCGTTACACCCCTCAGGCTGAATGCTTGGGTTATTGATGGCGGTACATTCTAAGAAACCTAATCTCTGCTTATATAAGCACTAAGGAGAAGCCATATGGCTAATACATTAAAGTTAAAACGTAGCGCGGTCGCCTCGAAAGCTCCGTTAGTTGCTGACTTAGATTTAGGTGAGCTAGCGTTAAACACGTATGACGGTAGGTTATATACAAAGAAAAACGACGGCTCGGACGCTATTGTTGAGATCGGTGCTTCAGCATCTGTATTAGATACAATCACACAGGAATTAGTTTACACAGCAACAGCAAGTCAGACCCTATTTAGTGGTGCTGATGATAATGGTGTTGTACTGCTCTACGATACTGACGCGTCAATACTAGTGTTTCTAAACGGTGCTAAATTATTACCCGCAGTGGATTACACTTTAGATAATGTAGCGAATACCGTCACGCTAACAGTGGGTGCAGACCTGAATGACGAGATAGCTATGGTCTCATTTAACTTCTTGTCCTCTACTGCATTGACAGCCACTAATGTGGTGAACGTGCCAACAGGAAACATAATAGCAACAAACGTACAAGCCGCTATAGATGAGTTAGATACTGAGAAGGCGGCGCTTGCCTTACCTAATTCGTTTACAGCGGCTCAGTTTATATCAACAACAGCACCACAGATAATTTTAGAAGAAACTGACCAAGCTGTAGATGCTAAAAAATGGGCACTAACTGGAACAACGTCAGACTTACTAGTTAGGGCGTTAAATGATGATAATACGTTAAACACTGAGATATTCAGAATATCACGGGCGGGTTCTATAAAGGTAACTCAGGGACAACTTCAATTCCCTGCAACCCAAAATGCAAGTGCAGACGCTAATACCCTTGATGATTATGAGGAGGGAACTTTTACTCCTACACTTTTCGGCATAG